ATCCGCTATGTCCTTGTATTTCATGCCGTTTATATAGTCTTTTTCAGCCTCAATATGTTTCTCAGCCACTCCATCACCGCCCTTTGCATACATTTTAGGGAATCGTATATTTTTTTGCCCCCCTCAAAGGAAAAAGGACTGACATATTACTGTCAGTCCTCCTCGTATTTCTTTTCCAGAACTTTCTTCAAGTTGCAATTATTATGATATTTGAAGCAATTATTTCTCTGAAACTCTTTTTTTTCCTCTTCCGTTTTAAATTTAATAGCATTTTTTGCCCCATTCACTATTCCCTCACACGTTATTGATAATTTTTGAGATCTTAAATAATAAGGGCATTTTGTAAGCTGATCTGCTGTTTTATCATACATGCTCTACTCCTAAAGTCTGTAATCTCTTCTTATGCATCCATCTAATTTTTTCTCTCCAACTTCTACAGGTTCAGTCACTGCATAGCATTTTCCATCATGGCAGCATGGACAACCTGTGCAATTTTCTGGCGTTGCAAAATCTAATATTGAAAATTCCTCGTCTCCCTCTTTTCTCTGGTAATCCTGATACTCTTCTGTTCCATCTTTTCTTTTGACTGCATTCATTAAATGACACCATGCTGGTTTTTCCTTACTTGGATCTTCCACGTCAACATCTTTACATTTTCCTTTAAATATCTCCGATGGTTTTCCACCTTTACATTTGCCCTTATAATAGCAAGGACATTCTGCGCAGTTTTTTACTCTTTTCATCACTAAGCTACTTTGTAAAAGCCATTCTTCACATTCATTTTTTCTGACTCTTTCTTTAAATTTTTCCAGGTAAAATATCAGTTCATCGACTTCTTTTAAATTTTTAAAATCTATCGTTAGGCTGTTCTCTGCAAGTCCTGTTTCAATGCATATATATTTTTCTTTGCATTTTAATTGAATTTCATTCTGTTTATTTCTGTTAAATTCCATTACTGTTAACATAGTTCTTTCTCCTTTTTCATCAATTTTTTTTTGGTTTTTTTAATACTTTTCGGTATGATCTCCTTCTGCTAACAACCACTAATTCACTTTTATTTTCGTACAATATTAGCCAGCTGTCCGGTATAAGTCCTCTCGACTTTAAAAATATTCTTTCCTCCTTTGTCGGTTCTCTTCTTTTATATTCTCTTTTTAACATGTCTCCTCTCCTTTATTTTTCACTAACTGCTTGTCATCAAACCATTTTATCGATCCACCTCCAAACTTTACTTTCGGCTGTCTGATAATGCTTTTTCCTATCTGTTTTACTTCACCGTTTTTTATTGCAGTGAAAAACTGTAATGTTGTTTTATCCATGTTTTCAATACCTCCGTTAAAGTTCAGTTTAAGTGATTATTAATAAAGTTCTATAGTATCTCCAACATGTCCGTCCTCAATTTCTCTTATATGAACTTTCCCATCATTTTCAGCTTTCGCCTTATCATATAATTCACCAAGGATCCTATTCACTGATAATTCATCAAGCTGTTCTCTGTTTCCGTGAATTCCATTTTTCATTTTTTGCATCCTCCAATAAATTCTAATTTAACTACGCAAACCGGAGCTGTCCGGTCTGCTCTGCTTCCATCCTCATGTTCGGTGTTCGTTCCGCAATACACAGTTCTGGCAGATTGGCTCTAACCAATGCTGCTGGTATCGGTGGACACACTGCATTTCCGCATCTTCTGACCTGCTCACTTCTCGGATATGTCTTTCCTGTGTAGTCATGGTCGATTATGTAATCGTCTGGGAATCCCTGGCATCCGTAAAGTTCTTTCGGCTCAAGCATCCTCAATCCTATGTCCACAATCTGGTAATCTACACCCTCAATAGTCACAAGTCCAAATCTATCTCTGGATGTAACTGTATCAAGAGGTTCCTCAATGTCCTGTCCGGTTCCCTGCCCATAATATTTAATTAAAAATGCTCTTACTTCTCCGAAGTGACCATCCCCAGCGGTTATTGTTGGTATAGGATCACGTAAATCTCGCCCATCACAATGGTTATTCATCTGGATAAGATTTGCCGTAACTACACTGTTATGATCCCACGCTGTTACTGTAGGTAGCGGATTTTCTAATGTATCGCCTGCGCCTTTATATCCACCATCGTAGTACTTTTGCAGGAATGATGCGACCAGTCCATATCTGTTTGAGCTGTCCACTGTCATGATCGGATCTTCTATAGTCTGTCCTCTTACTCCATCTTTTGAGGTTTCTGAATGGTACTGGATCAACGTAGGACTTATCAGGCAATGCTCATTTTTACTCACAATGGTTGTAAGCGGCTCCCGGACATCTTTGCTCCGGTCTTTTGTAAAACCTGTCTGTCCGATCTGCACCATATATGGCTCTACAATCCCATACCCATGTTTTCCGGTTATAGTCGGCATCGGCTCTCGAATGTCGTTCGGTCTACGCTCACCACCATGATTGCACTGAATGATAAAAGGTTCTGGATTATCTAAGACGAATTTTTTTAATCCTCTGGCTATCCTGTCCATTGTTTTCTGTGCCAGTGGGCGTACTGCCCGAATGCCGTACTTTTCTTTAATTTCTTCTGAAGTATCAAAAATGCTCGGACACGGCAGAGAAAAATCTAGCTGCGTGTATGCTCCAACATATGGTTTGAGCAATCCTTTCTTGACTTCTTCACTGTCTGTCGGTGCGTGTGTCGGCTCTGGCCAAATGATTGGCTTGCCATCACACCTTGCGATCATGAAAAATCTCTTACGCATGGTTGGCGCTCCATAATCTGCCGCTACCAACTCCTTGAACTGCACCTCATATCCTAGATCAGTAAGCTGTTGCACAAATTTTTCAAAAGTCCTGCCCTGTTTACTCTTGATCGGATGATGCCGCCTGTTTAACGGTCCCCAGGTTTTAAATTCTTCCACATTCTCCAGCATAATTACTCTCGGTCTTACAAGTCCAGCCCATCTTAAGGCTACCCATGCAAGACCTCTAATGTTTTTATCTTTTGGCTTTCCACCTTTCGCCTTTGAAAAGTGCTTACAGTCCGGTGAGAACCAGGCAAGTCCAACCGGATGCCCATTGCAAGCCTTGACAGGATCAACCGCCCACACGTTTTCACAGTAATGCTTTGTGTTCGGGTGGTTTGCCTTGTGCATTTTAATAGCTTCTGGATCATGATTGATTGCAATATCAACACTGTATCCGGTTGCCAATTCTATTCCCGTGGAAGCGCCGCCCCCACCAGCAAAATTGTCAACTATTAATTCTCCGTTAATCATTTTTTTGAAAGGAACCCGGCGCGCCTTTTATCCGGATAGGTTCCGGCTCCTTTCTTGATTATTTGATAAACTCGTCTATCTCCATTTGATAATATATCTTCTGTTTCCTATTCATTTCATTGCAAAATGCACGATATTCTCTTGTATATTCATAACTATCTTTAAATACATTACATACGGCTGTGTGCAAATTTGGCTCATGCTGTTTCAGCACTTCAAGTTCAAATTCAAGATTTCGCCCACAAGGACAACCGCAACAGCCAGTTCTTTTCAATCCGTATTCTGTGTAACACTTGCTATGCTCAATATCATAGTATTCTTCATAGCATTGTTTATCGTCATTTGTATACCAGAACAAAGGTCTATACTCATCTGTCTCGCCATCTTTTTGGCTGTAGCAATTTTTATATGAACTTGCCCTTGCGCCGCCCTCTGCTTTTCTAATCCCGGTTATCATCAAATCGCATTTGATTTTATGAGAAATATTTTTCTTTGATTTTTCACAGCATTTGTTCGATATTGTAAATGCTGGTGGATTTGCAATCAAAAATTCCTTAAGCCATTTATTCCAACTAATATTATTTCTTTTGCCCGGTTTCAAATTGCACCACCACATCAAGGCAGATTTGCATTTTGGATATTCAGCATATAGTTCCTCAAATGTTTTATCTTCCCACTTGAAATTATGTTTCTGCAATCTGCTTATAAACTCGCTTGCTGTTTTGTTCAAAAACGGCTGTCCGTATGTCGTACAGGCTTTCGGTATCGTCATTCCGTGTTGCCATGCTTCAAACAGTTCAATTTTTATTCCGTATTTTTTCTCCAAGTATTTAATGTGCTCTTTTGTTGCTTTGTATTCCAGTCCGGTATTGAAGCATACATACCGTATCTTGTGGTGTACGTCCACTTTGACACATATATCTACCATGATGTCGCTATCAGAACCACCGGAGACAGAACACACTATTGTTTCATAGTTTTTGTTATTAATGATGTTCCATGCCCGAATCAGATTGTCTCCAATCGTCTGATTCTTAGGAACATTAGAAAGTAATTCATCAAGAGAATGCGCTGTGTTTGGATTTGGAGTATATCCACTATCCAAACCAGATTACGCACAAGCATAATTCTCGACCTCTCGACTACGATTAGAACATCATGTGTTCCCCAAGTGCTTCGGTCTTACAATCGCAAACTCTCTATCATGTGAAAACTATGTAAGTGCAGGCTCCATTCTGTTTTTCATCATTCTCTTGATATTACGTTTTTCAGCTTTAACGTGCTGTATTTCTGATCGTAAAAATGCAATTTCCTGCTTATCTCCAATATCAATGGCGTGTTGGAGCATACATTCATACTCGCTAATAGCTTCATTGCACTCTTTTGTATCCTGCTGTGAATACATTCCATTCTTCTGACTGCAAGCAGAATCGAGAAAATCCAAAATAAAATTGTCTCGTCTGTATGCCATGTCTGTACTATTCGCCATATAATCACCATTTCTTTCATATCTGTGCCAGATAGCACATAATCCCACAATTGGGAAATCCTAATTTAACTGCTTATCCATTGCGCAACGGCATTCTTCCACTGTTCCGATTGCGTGATACTTCTGGATTTCTTCAAGTGCTGCAATTGCCATTTGTAAAGCACAACTGCATTCATCAGATTCTACTCTCTGAAAATTTAAAGCATCATTCATAAAATTGCATTTTTCAATTGCCTCTTTCGCTGTCATCTTCGAGCCTCCATAAATTTCTTACATTTTTAAACATCTGAGCTTTTTCCGAAATGTAAATAACTCACTCTAACAGTTCTAATTTAACTCATCAAAATATTGATTTTTTTCTGCAATATTTTTTTATCTTGCTAATGCAATTGTTACAAATTCTGACTTTGTGATTTTGTTCTTTTCTGATTGGATGATCGTTTTCATTAAATCCGAAACCCGCCATATCCGAGTATTTAATAATAATTCCATCGCTCGTATGAATCTGTTTTTTACAGATATCACAGATTTCAATTACAGCCATCTTTATGTCCTCCTGAAAAATCGTCCGGCAAATACTCTGGAAAGTCTTCTATCTCCATCTGCCCTTCCACGTTCTCATCCTCTTCACAGGACTGAACCATTTCCTCGTCCATATCAGATTCTTTTCCTACATCAATAAAAAACGCTGGGTGACCGAAATCTGAACCGATATATATCTTATTAATTTCGTACAATTTTCTTTTCTTCGGATTCGCAAGGATGACACTTACTGGTGCATCATCCGGGAATCTGTTTAAATACTCTTGTAATTCTTTATTGCTCAAAGCTTGTTCTCCTCTCATATCATTTTTTCTAAAGCAGGAACAATATCATCAGGCTTTATGTACTCCATGTAAATGTCGTTTATAAGTTTTTCAATCTGATGTTTTAATGATTTATATTTTTCATCCAAATGGTCTCTTTCCTCTTCGCATTCAGCGAGCCTGTCT